GTTACCCCATGAATTGAAACTGGTACGACCCTTGGATCAGTTCACCGGCAGAGCCCACACGCTGGACGTTTGCCAGTTGCGCGGGCCAGCTGGTCGTGGTGCCAGCGATGGTGAACGACAGCGTGGCCGAGAGGCCGATGTCGGAACGGGCGAAGGGAGGATTCCCCCAACACCGGAAAGAGATCGAGCCGGGCTCGATCATGGTGATCTCGACCTGGCGGATCACCCGCGTGTTTCCACCACTGCCGACGATCGTGGCGGTGGAGCCGGTGGTGTCAGTCGGGGACGCGGCGGAGTATTGCTCGTCGAATCCGATCAAGCCACCGAGCGCGACCCCGCCAAAGGAAACGGAGACGTTTTGCGCGGATGGGATAGCGGTCATGGACCGTCCCCCATTCAGCCAGAGATCTTGAAGGTGGCCGTTCCCCTGACGTACTCACCGACAGCGCCACCCTCTTCGACATCCGTACAGAAGGCGTTGCCGGTGATCGCCAGACCGGAGCAGGAGATCGCGTACTTCGTGCCCTTGGTCGGGGGATTCTTCCCGAAGTATTCCAGGCTGATTTCGTCGCCGTCCTTGAGTGGCTCGGCCTGGTAGACGCGCAGCGAGTCGGCGGCCTGGGAGCAGTCGGAGACATCGACAAGCGGGCGGGATTCCTTCCGCTTGATGTTCGTCGCGCGGAACTCGATGGAGTTGAAGCTAAACGTCAGGCCCTGCATCGTGTCGATAGTGGCCGGTGCGGCGGGCATGATTACTCTCTCCAGCGGATGAAGATTTGGAGCTCGATCACGAAGTAGGAGGGCAAGTCCTGCCCATCGGTGAGATAGACGGCGGTGCCGTCTCGATCACTCCCAACGTGAACGTGGTCGATAATGGCCCCATGGGCAGTGCCGGTGAAGTTCTGGACGGCGGCCACGATGGCATCCGCCACAGTCCGGGCCGATGTCCATGTGGCCCCGCACACCTCGAGCGTGAACTCCCCATCAGCGAACCCGGTCAGGCCGCTCGTCTGGAGGGGCCGCTCGGTCGATTCCCGGGAGTAGACGACGAACGGCAGGGCCGCGGATTCCGACACGGCCACCGGCCAGGCCAGAGCCCCGGCGGTGGTCTCGATCGTGGCCTTGAGCCAGGCTTCGGGGCTGCTCATTCAGCCTCCCCGGCCGGGTCGGCCTCGATCACGCCAGCGGCCAGGAGCTCGGCCAGGAGGGGCGCGTCGACGAAGAGGGCATCGCCCGGGAGGTAGCGGCCCCAGGGGGCGGTGAACTTGACGAGGATGGTTTCCATCGGCGGATCTCCGGGGGGTCAGCGGGCGGCGCGGCGGGCAAGTTCTTGGACGGCAAGATCGAGCCGAATGCCCATCTGCATTTCAAGTTCAGACAGGATGCCGGACTTCTTCGCGGCGAGCGTGTCGCGGAGCATGTGTCGCGGTGGCATGGCCCCGGTGGATGCTCCGTTCTTTCTGCGGCGGACAGGCGAGCCGGCCTCGACGAGAACGGAGTGATTCCCTTTCTGGTTTTTCTTCGTGCCCTTGCGCGAATACCCGACGATGCCGATGGCTGTCCCGCGGAAAGCCTCACCCGATCCGCGGGAGACCTTCTTCCCGAACTTCACCACGGTCGTGACCGATCGCCGCAGGTTGCCGGTTTTTCCGCGGGGTGTTGCGGCCTTCAAGTCTTTATGGAATGGCTTGATCGATTCCCTGATCGCCTTCTTCAGGTACTTCCGGGCCAGCGATCCAGGGAGCTTGGCATAGGCGCGGATCAGGTCATCGATGTCGCGATTGGACTTCTCAGAAAAGAACGCGGAGAAGAAGAGGCCGGGGGCGCTCATGTCTTCTTCTCCGAAGCCTGGATGGTCTGTTCCGGATCGGCGTCATCCCCAACAACCGAGGAAACCACCAGGATTCGGCCGAGCCGGCTTTCCCACACGATCCGGGAGGAGCCGTCGAGGCCTGGGACCGAGGGGACCACGATCAGGTAGGAGGCCTGCCCGGAGGTCTGGCCCTGGTCCTGGGACTCGCTGTAGCCGATCTGCTCGATGGAGCCCCGGCGGCGGGCGATCTTCACCCACGACACCGATGCCACCTCACCCACGGCGTTCCGCGTCTCGACGGGGCGCTCGAAACGGAAGGTGTGCGTCTTGTTGCCGGCGGCGGTGCGGTCGCCCATCAGTAGGCCCCCGTGATCGAGATCGACGCCAGGAGCGTCTCGATGCCCATGGGGAGCTCGTTGACGCTGCCGGGAACCACCCCCTCGCGGTGTTTGAACCCGTGGGCGACGTAAAGCAGGATCACGGACTCGGCCGCCGGCTCGATCCGGCCGCCCGACGCGGGCCCGGCCCAGAACGTGACCACGAGCGGGGCGTCATCATCGAACGTCGGCCAGGTCGTGAACCGGATCACCGCCGGGGTGGAGTCGGCATCGATCGTGTAGGTGGCCGGATTGACCACAACCCCGCCCACGGTGATCGCCAGCGGGTGTGTCCCGTCCACCAGGAGCGGCGGGAGCGGAATGCGGAGCTCGTCCCGGTGGTGGTAATGCTGGTGGTAGAGGCCGTGGTGGTGGTTGTGGTTGTGGTTGTCGAGGTCACCGACGATGGTGGCCCTGAACTGCCGGGTTGCCAGCGTCGTCCCGAGGCGCTGCTCCACCAGCCGGCGGCCGGTGGAGATCAAGCGCAGCAGGAGAGCGTCGTCGTCGGATTGCTCTGGCAACAGGCCCACCTGCCCCTTCGCTGCCGCCAGCGACACGGGCTCGACCTCGGGCTCGGAGAGTTGCTTCAGGGAGCGGACTTTGAGCATGGGCCCCCCGAGTTACTTGGTGGCGCGCTGGACGTTCTTCGCGGGACGGGCATCGGCCCTCTCGACGACGGGCTCGACGACGGGCTCGGGGGCGGCGACGAACGTGGCCAGGCCGCTGTCGACGAGGTGGCGGGCAAGCCCCTCGGGGAACGACACGACGGCACCGGCCTGGTGGTCGCCCCACTCGGAGCGGAACTTGATCGAGAGCGAAGGCATGGACATCGGGGGCTCCTGAAAGAAAAACGGCCGGGCGAGGTTGGTTCCTCGCCCGGCCGCGGAGAGTCACGGGCGGATGATGGGATGGGATCAGCTGGTGGCCTGGACGATGGCACCGGCGTACTCGGGGCCATGGTTGCTCAGACCGAACCGGCCGTGAGCGAGGAAGACCGTCTGGTTTTCGCGGGCCTTGAGCTCGCGGAGCGGGGTCACCGAGAGCTCTTTCCGCATGGCCAGCGCGGTCGTCATGCGGTAGGCACCGTAGACGGCCAGGACGTTAGCCGGCAGAGCGTCGGTCTTGAACACCGGCACGCCCCACACGCTCATCGTCGGGGCACCACCACCGACCATCGGCTGGACGAACCGCGTCCCCTCGAGGGCGAGGAGTTGGCCCCAGCCGGCGGCGCTGACGACCCAGGCGAAGTCCCCCATCACCATCGGATCGATGGAGCCGATGACGGCTCCGACGTTGGCCGCGGAAATGTTTCCGCCGACGGCCACGGTCGCCTTGCGGCCAGCCGCGATTCCGGCGTAGAGCCCGGCGATCGAGTTGCCGGCATGGCCCGCCAGCCAGGTCGAATCGTAAAACTTGGCGTAGGCGTTGCCGATGAACTGGGTCACATACGAAGCGACGTCGATGGGCGAATCGTCGAGCAGGTTGTTCGACACATCGACTTCGGCCTTCGCGTCGTAGACGGTCAGCGTCACCTTCGAGGTCGTCGGATCCTGCGCGGTGGGCGCGGTGTTCTCGGCCACGAAGTCGGCAGTCACCGCCCCGAGCTTCGGGACGTCGACCGTGCGCGAGTTGGTACTGAGCGTGAGCGCGAGTTGCGCCCCGATCGACTGCCGGTTGATGACGTTGACGATCTCGTTATAGAGATCGACCGGGGGATTGAACTCGGGGCCGGCACCGGCAGAGCCGGTCTCGGACAGGGCCCGGGCGTTCACCGTGCCATCACGGAGGCCGCGGAGGTACTGCGACACGCGGAGAAGGCGGGCTTCGTCGGAGTAGACCGTCCGGCCGAAGTTGGTCAGCTGCTGGGCCTGGGCCTGCTCGCCCTCGCCAGAGCCGCGGCGGTCGGCAGCGTTGCTGGCCGCGCGGGTCATCCGGGCGAGACGCGCGTCGGTGGCATTCTCCCGCTCGAGCTCCGCCGACACGGCATCGGCCCGGGCTTCGAGCTCACCAAGGCGGCCGAGGTTGTCGGCCTGTTCCTGGTCGGACTCGGGGGCGGCGGAGCGGAGGGCCTCGATGTCCCCGTGGATCTTCGATGCCTCGTCCTGGAGCTTGCGGCGGTTGCTGACGGGATTCATCGGGGATCTCCGTGGGGCGGTGTGCGGTGTCGACGATGACGCACGATCACGGAGAAGCCGATGCCGGTGAAGTTTCGGTGGTAACGTACAACCGTCTTACTTCCGGCAGCCGCAGGGGCAGTCCTTCTCGCATCGCATCTCGATGCGTCCGTCCGGTCGATAGATGCCGGCCTGGCACTTCCCGCCGCACCCACACTTCGCCGGTGCCGGGGGCGGCGTCGGTGCCGCGTCCGGGGCGAGGGAGGCGTAAGCCGCGGCGACGGCCGCGGCGGCGCGTGGGGGCTCGCGGTCGATCTCCTGCGGGTCGGCGGAGAGGGAGGCCAACAGGGCGAGGATCGAGCGGTACAACGTCATCACCAGCCCTCCCCGTGGTCAACGACCCGATGCCCCTCGGCGTCAACCGACGGCGCGTGGACAAGCTGCCGGCCGTCGGCCTGCGGCGGTGCGGGCTCGGCGGCCATCGCGGCCCACAAGCCCAGCCGGGCCGCGATCCGGGCCAGCCGGCCGACGGCGGCGAGGACCGGCCGTTGCGGCGTCGGGTTGATCGGTGACGACGGGCTGGAGCCCAGCCACCAGCCGAGGGCGAGACAGACGGCGACGGTGGCGATGGTGCGGCGATCGATCAGCATGGCGGCCTCACGGGGCGAGGGAGAACGTGTCAGCGATCAGTCGGGCGGTTTGCAGGCGGGCGGCGGGGGCGGGCTCGAACCAGTTGCCGTTGTCGAGGACGCGCCACTTGAAGCCATCCACGCCACCGATGGCGAAACAGTCGCCCTGGTCGAGAGCGGCCTGGATGTTCTCGCGGCTGGCCCAGAAGGAGCCGTCGGGCTGGTCGGCAGGCCACTTCGGCCCCTTGCACCAGTTCTCCGACCAACTGTTCTGGATCAGCCCGCCGTCGCGTGGGCTGCCGTTCTTCTGGTGCCTGACGGCCCAGCAGAGCATCGCATGCGACCACGCCTTCCCGCGGGGCAGGAATCCGTCCGAATCGCGGACGGGCATGGTGTTGTCGAAGCGGCCATAGCCGACGTTGGAGCACAGCACCACCGGCGATCCGCGCTCGATCGCCGCGCACAGCTCGTCCCAGGTGTTGACCTGGGCGACGGCCACGGCCTTGAGCTTGTTCGCCTCGCGGGCGAGAGCGAGCGGCACACCCTCGCGGCCCCACTCGATGGATCGTGGGATCGAGTAGGTCGTGAGATCGACGGAGCCGTACTTCTCGCGGTACAGAATGCCGCCGACGGTCGCGTCTTTGCAGCGGCCAGAGATCCATCGGGCAGCGGCACCACCATAGGAGCCGTCCCCACCGGTGTTGCGGCCGATCGGCGGGAGCCGCGCGGCTGTCCTGCTTCCGCCGTAAATCGGCTCCGTCGCCACTTCCGGGGGCGGGCGGGCCATCCGGCCCTCAACCCAGTCCACCGATTGAGCGGCATAGCTCCCGAGCCCGAAAGCGAACGAGACACACGCGCCGTGGTCGCTTTGGTCCCAAGACTTCCACGGGAGCCCGTAGAACGACTGGTGAGCCTTCTGCGTGTGGCGATAGAGGAAGGTGTCCACGCCCTTCGCTTCGGCCATCGCCTCGCCGGCGGCGGCGGCAAACGTCGGGCGGTCCAGTTCCGAGAGGAACTCTCGCGTTCCTTCCGGGTCGGGTCGGTATCCGAACCGGCTCTCGACCCCAGCGGCGATCCGGTGCGTGGCCCGCTCGACGAGCGCGCCGACGATCGCCGCGAAGACGACGAAGCCGATCGCGGACCAGGTCCAGACGGTGCGTTGCCTCGCGGTCATCGTGTCGCCTCCGCCGCGGCCTGGGCGACGGCCCGGTACGCTCGCACCCACTTCGCCCGAGCGGCAGCATCGACCGGCCCGCCCTCGGTGCCGGCCTCGGCGTCGAGGAAGGCTTTGATCGAGTCACGGACGGCGGGCTGCCGAGCCCCGAGCGAGACGCCACGGCATCGCAACTCCCGAGCGGCGCGGCGCAGATCGTCAAACGCTGCCCCGGTGCGGAGGCGCGGCTCGGCCTGCTGTCCGTCCCACTCGATCTGGGAAGCCAGTTCCTCGAGGAGGGCGGCCGTGGTGGCGGCGTCCTGGCTGGCCTCCTCACCGCGAAAGAGTCCCCGAAGATCGAGCCCGACGACCGGCGCTGGGCCGGGGGCGGGGGCCGGCGTTCCAGATTCCCGAATCGAGAATGCGATCATCGCACCGGCGGCGAGGATCGCCAGGAGCGTGAGCGGGTGCGGGCCGCCGCCGCCTGCCGCTGCCCCTGGCATCCCCAACGGCATGATGCCGGGCGGGATGATGGGCGAGAGTGGCGGCAGTGGCAGCAGCGCGGGCGCGACCGCTGGGCGGGTCCAGAGAAGGTAGGCCACCGCGGCGGCGGCGAGGACCAGGGCGGTGGTCATTCGGTCGGCTCCGGGGCAGCGGCGCGGGTGAGGGCGAGGATCTGCTCGAGAGCCCCGCCGGCAGCGGCCAGCACCAGGGCCCGAACCGCCGGCCGGGCCAGGATCCAGAAGGGCTGGAGGTAGAGCGGGACCGCGAAGCCCGCGACGGCGTCGAACAGGTTCCCGATCACCCCGAGGGCCCAGGCCTTCTTTGCCGGGCCATCGGCCGGGATCTCCTCGAGGCCGGTGACGGCCAGGCGGAGGAGCTCGACGACGAGGGAGCCGAACTCGCTGACGGTCAGACCGTTGGCGGACTTCAGCCGGGCGCTTGCGACGAATGCCAGACAGGCGGCGGTGAGCTTCTGTTCCGGGTTCATCTCTTGCGTCTCCACAGGTCTCGGGCCGGAACAGCCACGCGGGCCGCTGCCCCGCAGGTGCATCGCAGATACTGAACCGCGGAATCCCCGCTCCGCTTCGAGGTGCGGATCTTCATCCGTTCACCACACCGGCAGCGGTGGTCAGAGCCCATTGGCTTTCATCCTCGCGAGGGCGGAAGCCGCTCGGGCCCCGATCAGCGCGTCGAGCTTCTTCCGATCGGCGGCGGCCTTGCGGATCGCGTCGGCCTGGTCGTCGGCCTCACGCTCGACGATCTGCCGGCGCTCGGCCTCGGTGAGGTTGGCAGCGGCGAACAGGTCGCGCCGACGGAGGGCGACGGTGGACCGGGGGTAGGCTGGGCGGGTCACCACGGAAACGTCGTAGAGGCCCGATACCCGGTGGATGGTGCGGGTGATGTTCCCCCGCTCGTCCGTCGCCCAGGTCTCGTGCTTCGGGTCAGCGCGGACCGTGAAGGCGAACGAAGAACCGGCGACGTATCCGCCCCGGATCAGCGTCAGGTACTCGTCGACGCGGGCCGACGGCTGGGGCGGGCGGCCTCGGTAGTCGAGCCCCTTGTCTCCTTCGGCCAGGTCGAGCGTCTTGTTTTTTGTCCGGCCGAGGGGGAATGCCTCGTCGTGATTCCACGCCAGGACGACATCGAGCGATCGGCTTTTGAGGACGTCGGTGAACGCCCCGGGCATGAACCGCTCCCGGAAACCCATATCCTCAGACCAGGAATCCCACGGGGGGGCCATGCCAGAGATCGTCGGCGGGCCGTCCTCGCGATCTTCCACGCCGACCGGGGCGAGGTCGGCCACCAGGAACCGGGTCTCGATCTCGTCACCTTCGGCGTCATGCGTCCGGTATTCGATGCTCATGTGGTCCCCCTTGCGCCGGCAACGATGGTCGAAGCGGACTCGGACAGGGTCGGGTAAGCCGCGGCGATGACGGCCTCGGCCGCCGGGGCGGCCAGCGTCCCCGCGGACACGGCGGCCAAGACGGCCAGGAGCGACGACACCTGGGCCTCGGAGAGGGAGGAGTCGGCCGCCTCCCGGAGCGGGACGAAGCCAGACTGGATGTATGTCTCTTTGGCGGCGGGCTCGTCGAGCTCGGGGAAGTCCTCGAGGTCACGCATCTCCGCGGGCGTCATCGCGCCCCACTTCGCGAGGACGTCATAGAGGGCCCCGCGGGCGGCGCTGTCACCGCGGAGGAGACCGCGGTTGTCCACCCGATACCGACAGCCGGCGTACTGCGGGCCGCTGACGACAGGCGACAGGATGGTGCGGTTCACCGCTCCCTCGAGCCTCATCTCCCAGGGGGTGAGACACCACACCTGGGCCGACAGATGCTCCTGCTCCGTCGTGGCGTATTTCATGGCCTCGCGGACGCCGACCAGCGATCCGGGAACACCGTAGATCGTGGCGCATTCCGCGGTCACATCCCGCCGAAGCTGGGAGAACTCGGAAGCCTCGTTGCTGTTGCTCTCGATCGCGACCAGCTTGGACTTCTTGGGCAGGATCGCGGCCCCGCCGCGGTTCCTCGAGCCGCCGTAGATCTCCCGCCACTGCTGACGGAAGGCGTCTATGGCCGGCTGGTTCAACGTCTCTTCGGTCTCGATGACGATGTCGGGGCGAGCGCCGTTGCTCCAGAAGGCCCGGGCCGCGATGTCCAACTCTCTCGCCAGGGCAACGCTCGTGTTGCAAAGCGTCGAGGGAACCAAGCCTCGAATCCCGTTGTCCGAAATCCAGCGAACGTGAAGGATCTCGTCCTGGCTGAAGTTCACCCAGCCGGTCTGGCCCTGCGGCCCGGAGCCGTTTGGGTACAGGTATCGGTAACCGATCGAGCCGTCGGACATCCGCCGCGGATCCATTCGGCTGGGGTGGAGGAGCTCGAGGGCAGAGCAGAAGCCACCGTCGACACCGGGGACGATTCGTGAATACCCGTTGCCCCACAAGGCCGTGTGGTAGATCGTGCTCTCGATCCATTCGTAGAGGGACTGCGTCGAGTTGGGCCGGTCGGTCAGGACGGAATAGCAGGGGAGGTCGACGGCCGCCGACTTCCGCCCGTCGGGCGTGGTGCGGATCACCCGCGGTGGCATCGACGCGACGGCCTGCGACAGGAACCGGACGCACGACAGGATTGCCGTGGTGCGGACGGCAACCTCGGGCGTCACCGCGTCGGGTGAGATCCACGCCGACCAGGGCCCGGAGCCATCGGACAGGCCGCGCAGCTCCACCGCCGGGGGCGTGGGCTGGGGCCGGGATCGCGCGAACGGAATGAGGTCGAATAGTCCCATGCCGCCATCGGACAGGGCGGGCCCGTGGCGGTGAAGTTACAGGGCGTAGAGGGTGAACGTCCCGCCCTCGGGCTCGGCGTCGGTGGATGCCAGGGCGAGGGCGTTGATCAGGGCGAAGATCGGGTCGACCTTCTCGGAAGACTTCGCCTTGTCAGGGCGAATGTTTAGGTTTGGATCCTCCCAGATGCAGACGTTGTTGCTGGCCCAAGACATGATCGGGGAGCGGTATCGGAGCTTCCCGGACTTCACCAGATCCTCGAGCATCTTCGAGGGGCCCGTCAGGTAGCCGATTGATTGCCGGATCTTGTGGACCTCGATCCCGTCGCTCTGCATCTTCGTCGCGATCCAATCGAGGTGGTAAGGGTCACCGCCGACCCCGCGGCATTCGTGTCGCTCGAGGAAAGCCATGATGTCGGCGTGGACCTTCTCTTGATCGATCCGGCTCCCCTCGGTGACGGTCAGCCAGCCGTCGCGGACCCAGGATGAATACGGGATGTTCTGCTTCTTCTCTCGCTCGATCATGGACTCCTCGGGAACCCAGGCCAGGAGCTCCGCGTCGAAGGAGCCGTCGGGCGAGCGGAACAGGAAGACGGCCGCCGTCAGGTCGTCGTGATCGGCCAGGTCGATGCCGACCCAACACGGGCGGCCGTCGAGGGGCTCGACCGGATCCATCTGGCACCGGGTGAACTCGTCACCGTGGAACCAGCGGTTATCCCGCTCGGTCCAGACGTTCAACGAGTAGCGGAGCCAGCGGGACATTTTCCGCGGGTCGGTCTGGGCGTCCTGGTAGTCGGCCCGGAACTCGTCGAGCGGGAACGCTTCCCCGAGGGCGGGGTTGGCTTTCTTCCACACGGCCTCAGAGGAGAAGTCATCCTCGGGATCGGCCGCATAGATCAGGCCCATGAACGTCGGATTGGAGGCCGGATCCTTCATGACCAACTCGGCGTCGTGCCACCACCGGAAGCCGATCCCGTTGCGGTCGTCACCGGCCGTGGAGCAGGTGGCCACGAAGGAGTTTTTGGTTGCCCGGGTGGCGTACATCAGGGCATCCACCAGCTTCCCGCCGTCGGTGTGCGCGTGGATCTCATCGATGAGGACCGAGCCGTTCAATCCTTCGTTGGATCCGCTGTCCTTGGAAAGACAGCGGATCACCCGGCCCGTCGACTTGTTCCGGATCGTGGCCTTGGAATCGATGATCTCGAAGATGTCGTCGAGGAACGGGGAGCCTTTGATCGAGGCTACCGTCATGTCGAAGATCGTCCTGGCCTGGCCGCGGTCCTTCGCAGCGATGTAGAGATTCTGGGTGGGCTTGTGGGCCCCGCTGGTCATGAACACGCCGAGGGCCGCGAATAGGCTGGACTTCCGGTTCTTCTTCGGGATGAAGATCCCGGCGCGGCGGTATCGCATGCGACCGTCGGGATGCCGCCAGCCGAACAGCTGACGGACGGCGGCCTTGTGCCATCGGAGAAGACGAAGCGGCTCGCCGGTCCCGTCGGGGGTGGCGAGGAACTCCTCCATGAACTTGACCGGCTGCTCGCCCTCGGTCTTGTCGAAGACGAAGCCCTCGACGAACTCGGGCCGCTTACGCGCCGCCGATGAAGGCCCGGAACCGGGCCGCCTTGTCGGATTCTTGCGTGATATTGGTCACCTCCATGCTGGCTCTCGCTGACGGGGTCAAGCCGAACTCCTGCTCCATCCGGAGCAGCGATTGCCCGAGCTTGACGAACATCGTTGCCGCGGGAGCCGACTGCATGTATTTCACTTTGCCATCTTTGTCCCGGATGACCAGGACATCGAGGCCCCGTCGCATTTGGTCCAGGCACTTGGCCCACTGCTCCCACACGGCACAGTATCGGCCGAGCGTCTCGAGGTCGGCGGGCGTCATCACCCGCATGGCCACCAGTTTTGGGAGCACCTCCTCCCACTTCTCCCGAGCCTTGCCGACGATGTACTCCGGTGGCGTCAGTTCTCCTGCCGGCGGGACCGGCTCTTGTGGCCTACGTCCCTGCTTTGACCGATCGCCTTTTAGGAGCCGCACCGCTGTTGGCTGCTTGCGTGGTCCGCGCTTTCCCATCGTTCAAGCCTCCCGGGTGTGAGGTGGTGCCGGAAGACCGAGCAGGTCCGGACGGAATGCTCGCGGTGGATTCATTGCCGGCTCGAAGGTTACAGCCCGCTCATCCTGGGGCAACTTGGATGCGAACGCCCCCGGAATATCACCGAGCACCCGCTCCATCAACCGGATACCGATCGGAAAAAGACGGTCTCGCCACAGCCCATCTGGGGTGTCTCCCGGGTAGGTCCAACACCATTCGCTTGCCGACACGGGCCCACCGTCCATGACCTCGTTTAGCCAATAGATCGAACCACCGGCAATCGGATCTCCCATGCGAATTGTCCACCGAATGGCGTCCCGGCCACGATGGCGGGGAAGCAGCGACGGGTGGTATCCAAACGCTCCGTACTTTGCCCTGTATCGTGTTCGTTGCCCAATAAAATCGTGGGAGTGTGCGGCCACGATGGCGTCGACGCCGTCGGGAAGCCTGTCGTGCGTGAGCGATCCGCTTGGGATGCAGGGAACACCGAAGACCCCGGCAGCCTCGCGTGTCCTGTCGGGCCCGGTGCCGGTGGAGTTGCCCGCCGGGCAGCAGCACCCGACAACGTCGTGGCCCATCGACACGGCAAGCCGCAGTACTCGGGCTCCAAACTCTCGCTGTCCGCAGAGGTAGAGTCTCATTTTTTTCCACCGCCGACGTACTTGAAGCCCTGGACGGCGCGAAGGTGGCCACCATACCCAACGGGGGCGTGGCCAGACTTTGCAAGACTGGCGGCGCTCTTTGTCTTATTGACTCCAGCGGTTGCCCCGCTGACCTGTAGCCACTTTGGGTCTCGCCTTAGCGCGCCGCAGAGGCCGGGATGCGATGTGTGAAAGAAGACGCACCTCGGGCGGTCTCCGTATTTCCCCCTCCCGGATATCTGCATCTCGCAGACCTCGTTCAGGAATCGCATGCCAACGCCGGCACCCTGCCACTCGGGCATAACAACCATCCTGCTAGCGCGCATCCCGTTTGATTGCAGCGACGGGGAGACAGCAAGATGGCACACGGGCTCACCGTCGACCGTTCCAACGTAGTAGGTTGCAGCCACCATCGATGGAAGCTTCAGATAGTAGTGCGGCTCAAACAGGTGCCAGTAACGCTTATCCGTCTGCCAGATTTCAAGATCGAATCTGGGCCGTCGCCAAAGACGCCTCCCGGCGTACTCGCCCCTGGCGGTGTCATAGATCCAATCCGGCTCTATCCAGTCGATGACGTCGTAGTGGCACGACAGAAGGACGCATTGCCCGCTGCCCCGTCGCCAGGCCTTCTGGAAGGCAAGCGCTCCGAACTTTGCAATCTGCCTATCGACGACGGAGGTGAACTCGTCCACGACAACCCGGTCTGGTGCCTCGCACACAAGCCGGGCGAGGTTGGCGCGAAACTTCTCACCGTTGGAGAGAACGCTGAAGGGCCGAAGCCACGACGGAACGCTTCCGAGCCCGACGGAGGCCAGAGCCCCGGTCACGGCGTCGAAGTCACCGGATGGGGCGATCGCGTCGACGATCGGCTTGTTCTCGGGCCAGTCGGTCGGATC